GGACTACGACATTGACACCGCAGCCAAGCGGCTGCAGCTGCTCGCCGAGAAGGTGAAGCGGGTCGTGGAGATTCAGCGCAAGGATCACCCAGTGGACACGGTGAAGATTCTGCTCACTGGCGACCTCGTGGAGTCAGACGGCAACATCTTCCCAGGGCAAGCCTACGAGGTTGAGGCTGGCGGTCTGTACGTCCAAATCTTCCGAGGCGCGGAGATGTTGGCGCAGTTCGTCAGGGCGATGGCCGCACTCTTCCCGCAGGTGGAGGTCTACGGCGCAATCGGCAATCACGGACGGCTCGGACGCTACTCGGATCACTCGCCAGAATCCAACAGCGACGCGATTCTCTACAACATCGCGCGCTCACTCGTGCAGAGCGAGAAGCGCGTGAGCTGGAAGGAGAGCCTCACCGTTGGTGGTCGGCACTGGTACGACACGCTCGACTTGCCGGGCGGCAAGATCGGGATGATCGTCCACGGCGACCAGTTCAGAGGTGGGCTTGGGATGCCGTGGTACGGCGTGGCAAAGAAGGCGAGCGGCTGGCGCTTGAGCGTTGCGCCGTTTGACTATCTCTGGTTCGGACACTGGCATCAACCAGCACGACTCGTCCTTGCTGACGGCAAGATCACGACGTGGTGCAGTCCGTCGCTGGAGTCCAGCAACCGCTTCGCTCAGGAGGTCGTCGGCGCGTCGGGCGAGCCAGGGCAGTGGTTGATGTTCTTTGACGGCGATGGAGAGGTCTCAGCCGAGTACCTGATTCGCCTGCGCTAGTGCCGTTCCTGAGCGGTCCTCCGGCTCCCAAGCCAGAGGACATCGGGACCTGCTCGCCGTGCGGCGAGACTCGCAGAGTGTGGAAGTTTGCCGAACAAGAGGTGAGCCTCACGGTCGGGTATTCTGCGGTCCTGTCCTACGCGATCTGCCGAGCGTGCCTAGAGGTGGTTCTGGAGCTGCTCGGTGAAGAGGACGATGACTACGCTGGCCCTGCCAGCGACCTCCCAGACTGACCTCCTCCAGTCTGGGAGGCTACCCTCTTGACAAGCCGTGATGTCACGTTCTAGGATTGTGACATCGGGGAGGAACCAGCCAGACGGCTGATCCCGATGAGGAGGTCAAGGTGAACAAGAACTTCGGCTGGGTCAGCCGCAGCGAGCGCAAGGGTCACGCCGTCTTCGTAGTCGGCGACCCGAACTCGACCGAACTCCCTTCGCTCATCTTTGAGCTGGGCGTTCGTCCGAAGCGCAACGAGAAGCCAGTTGCAGAACACGCGCCAATCGCGTGGAGCGAGATCGCTCGCATCGCAACCGGCGAAGTCACCCTTGAGCAGTTGAAGGAGGCAGCAAAGTGAAGACACTCATCTTGGATTCTCTGGCAGTCGTATCGTTCGTCGCAGCAATGGTGCTGCTCTTGGCGCTGGGGTCAATGCGATGAGACTCAACCGAAAGACGCAGCCACTGGTCTACACGCGAGTGGCAATCCGCACCGAGATTCTGGACGAGCAGAAGAGGCGCGTGGAGTTGATGCGATTCATCTCGCAGCTCTGCTTCGCCTTCGCTGGACTCATCTTCGTAGCGGCGCTGATCGGCTAATGCCAGTCTACGAGTACCGCTGCGGCGACTGCGGACACCGAGAGGAACACACGCACTCGATTCAGAACGTATACAACCCGCGCTGCGAGAAGTGCGGCCGCTGGATGCGGATGGTCTATTCACCGGCGGCGGTGGTCTACAAGGGCGAAGGCTTCGCCAAGAAGGACAGAGCAAAGAAGGAGGGCAAGTGATGGTCAAGTGGAAGTGTTCAATCTGCTGGATGACGCGGCAGAGCGAAGTCAAGCCGCATCTACTCGAGCGGCTATGCGAGGACTGCGCGGTGAGTCACTGGAAGAAGGTCACGGACATCTACAAGAACGAAGGCGGGATGCGACTTGAAGAGGCACGTCTCAAGCTGCAGCAGGCGCAGGCAGCACTCAAAGCGTATCGAGTAAAGCCAGAAAGGAAGGTCAAGGCGTGAGCAAGCAATACGAGTTTGTCAAGGCAGAGCAGCGCAGTCCTGAGTGGTTCGCACTTCGGGCTGACGGCATCACGGCGACCGACGTGTCGGTCATCGCGGGGCTGAATCCGTACAAGACGCCCTACCAACTCTGGGCAGAGAAGTTGGGCAAATACACGCCAGACCCAGTGGGACCTGCCGCCGTTCGCGGCATCTTGCTGGAGAACGCAGTGGCAGAGTTCTACGAGATGGAGACTGGCCGCGAGCTGCGCCGCAGCAACGGCATCGTCCGGCTCAAGGAGATTCCGTGGGTGATGGCATCACTCGACCGCACCATCGTCGGCGAGGAGGGCTTGGTAGAAATCAAGACCAGCACCTCACCGCGATGGAGCCTGCACCCAGTGCCGCCAGAGGTGGTGGCTCAGGTGCAGTGGCAGATGTTCGTGACGGCCGCACCGTGGTGCGACGTAGCAGTCCTGCTGGGCGGTCTCGTCTTCCGCATCGAGCGGGTTGAGGCTGACGTGAACTATCAGACGCAGCTCTACGCGAAGGCAGTGGAGTTCCGCAACGCACTTGCAACCCAGACGCCGCCAACCTTGCAGGGCGAGGACAGCGACGCGCTGGCGCAGGTCGTACCGCAGACCAGCGAGGACTACGCGCAGGCTGACACCTCGCTGGACCGGCTCGCTGGGCTTTACGCGGAGAAGCAGTACGAGTCAAAGTTGCTGGACCAAGAACTTCAGAACCTCGCCATCGGACTCAAGGAGTCCATCGGCGAGAAGGTCGGCATCGTTGGTCAAGGGTGGTCAGCCACCTGGAAGCAGAACAAGGCAACGGTCAAGACGGACTGGGAGAAAGTTGCAGAGACTCTGCACGCAGTCGCGCCAGACACCTACGCCGAAGCGGTCAAGCGCCTCACCCAAGAGAAAGCAGGCGCACGAGTGTTCAGGTTTAGAACAGAGGAGGTGGACAAGTGAGCAAGGACATCGCAGCAGCACTACTCGCTCCATTTGAGGAGAAGGACTTGAAGCATCGCCCAGGGCGAGCAGGGATGACGTTCACCTACGCAGATGCGCGAGCAGTCGCGCAGCGGCTAGATGACGTCCTCGGCATTGAGTGCTGGCAGTTCGAGGTGAAGGTCGCAGACGGCGCTCGCAACGTCGTTCACGGATCGCTCGCCGTCGTGATCGGTGGGAAGACCACGATCCGTCAGGACTTCGGCTACCCGAACAGCGCACAGGACGATGAGCCGCTGAAGTCAGCGGCCAGTGATGCGCTCCGCAGGTGCGCCGCGCAGCTAGGAGTGGGCAGGAGCCTCTATTCACCAGACAAGGGTGTCCAAGTACCACTTGGGAGGGTTCCGCGCCTCTCCGTGGCTCCTACACCCCTCTCCGTTGATTCTGACGACGCTACAGCCGACGCGATTCTCGCTGCGAAGGCAGCAATGATCTTCGCCGAGAACGTTGGCGGCGAGACGTGCAGCCACGGTGAACTCTGGACGCTCAAGCCAGGCGGCGTCAGCAAGGGGACCGGCAAGCCGTACAACCCATTCTGGGCTGCGTCTCACAAGACGCCTGACGGCGGTTGGTGCAAGGACAAGCCGAGCCGCGAGTTCGTCGCAAAGAACAGCGGGGAAGCACCGAAGCCGAAGATGGTCCCAGAGGACACGCAGAACCTAGAAGACCTGCCGTTCTAAGTAAGAGTAAGTAGGAGGAGGACGAAATGAGTCTATGGATCAAGTGGTCAGCAGGAGCGCACCGAGATGCGGTGATCGCCAGCTTGACTGACACGCAGTTCCGAGCGTTTATCACCATTCTTGAAGTGGCAAAGGAGATGCGGAAGGGAGGCGAGTTCCGTGACCGGGCACACCTCGCTGCAGTCATCGGGCCGAGGCTTGGTCGAGCAGTGCCTCGACTCATTGCCGAGGGCTTGCTGGACGTGTCTGGAGGCGGTGTCGTGGCAGTCTCGAACTGGTCTCGATGGCAAGTGGACCCGACGTCGGCTCAACGTCAGCAGAAGGCTCGTGCTCAGAAAGAGCCTGTGTCACGGTTTGGTCACGCTATAGAGCAGAGCAGAGAGAGAGCAGAGAGAGAGAAGAGAGAGACTCTTACTAAACGACCCGCAAGTTTGCGAGAGATTCTTGGAGGACAAGGATGACTGAGCAAGAGCTACTAGATCACCTGAAGAAGACGAGTGTGCCGAACCTTGAGCGGATGGAGTACGGCTTCAGCCACTGGGACTGCACGGCGTTCTACGAGACGCCGATGAGCAGAGTGGATTATCTCTTGGAGTTGAAGTGCAGGGAGACGCACTACCCTGAGCTGCTCATTGAGCAGGCGAAGTACGACTGGCTCATCGAGGAGGCTGGCAAGCGGTCAGCGCGTCCGGCATACATCAACTGGACGCCGCAGGGCATCTTCGCGTGGGACCTGTACCGCGTGCGGGAACCGCATTGGGAGGTCAAGCAACTTCCAGCGACAACCGCATTCGAGCGCACTGACCTCGTGCCAAAGGTGGTCGGCTTCCTCTCGGTGGCAGATGCGATGGTGCTGCCGTGAGGTCGCTGGCGATCCTCGGACCGCAGGGCAGCGGCAAGTCCACCATCGCGTCGCTCTTCGTGGAGCATCGTGAGTACCGTCGGCACGGCATTGCAGACGCCATCAAGCACATTGCTGCGATGGCGTACAGCGACCTCGGCAAGAGCGAGTCAATCACCGTGAGCCGCAACTTTGGCGACAGCACTCTGACCGGCAGAGAACTGTTGCAGGAGATCGGTGCAGCGGTGCGAGGCGTGGACACGCACTTCTGGCTGCGCGTCTGGCGCAAGGACTACTTCGAGCTGAAGCGCATCGGCTTCGGCGTCGTGGTGGATGACGTGCGTCTGGATGCCGAGGTGCAGTATCTCCGAGCCATTGACCCAGACATCTTCATCGTTCGGCTGACAGCCTCAGAGGAGGTCAGGCGCGAGAGGGTGGGCGGCAACCTGTACGGAGCCGCTGACATCACGGAAAGGGGCTGGACAGATAGCAGGGCAGACCTTACGGTGGACACAACGAGCCTGTCGCCTGAGGACGCCTACCGCGTCATCACCGACAAGATGGAGGAGGTCTAATGTTCAAGGAGCTGGAGATTCTTGCAGCACAGGCTGGCTACCGATTCGCCGAGGCCGTCAAGGACGGCGACAAGTGGCACGTGATCCTTGACGATGAGGACGGCGAAATCACGTTCACCGGCGCGACGGTCCAGGAGGCGGTTGAGAAGGCAGTAGAGAAACTCGTTCGCAGCCTGAGCAACATCGGTCACTGAC